GCACTTCGAAGAGCAATGGCTCAAGACAACCAGGGAGGTTGATCAACTGCTCTCGGCGTAGTATCTGTTCACTGTCCACCAAATCGGGGCAACTCCAAAATGGTCTAGCTGGTCCAAGTACACATTGGCGAACAACTGTGACGTTAGGTTCCCGATTGGAAGGCCCACATGGGTAAGTTCATTGGTCGCTTCCGTACTGCGCACGATCTCGTTTATAAGCCACCGTGTTCCCGGGCAGGTTATCCTATCTTCGACGATGGCCAAAAGGATGTCGTGGTCGATAGACGGAAAGTACTGCGAGATATCGCCCTTCAAGCAGTATACGGTGCTCCAGCGCTCTTTGGCGGATCTGAGGAACTGAGTAACCCTATCAGCTCCTCGATGCGTGCCTTTTCCAACTCTACACGCATACGAATCGAAGATGAACCGCCTGTCGAAAATCGGTTCTATCACGTTGCAGAGCGCATGGTGCACAACCCTATCCCGAAACGGCGGCGCCATTATTAGGCGTTTCTTTGGCTCGTAGACATAGAACTCGCGATGCCTTCCGCATCGGTATGCCTGGTAGATCAACTCATTCTGTATGGTAATTAAGTTATCCTCCAGGTTGGCGCTGAACCGCAAAACCTCATCCTTGTATCTCTTGTTCTGTCTGGCCCTCAAGTATGATATGTATAAGTTCTCAAAGTCGTAAACAGCCGGATACAGGTTGCTGAACTGCCTTCCCACTCCGTTACCCCCATAGCCGAAGGTGGGTCCGGGACAGCTCTCCGCCCGAATGAGGGTGTACTGGCTGCCCGTTCCCCCTTTTGATATTCTGCCGGCACCTGTGGCGCGGCATGGACCTGGGTTCCTTTGCTCTGGGCGCTGGATGGCGCCAATTCGGCGTCCAACTTCTGGCCCAAAGAATTAAGAGCAGAGCGGTGCGGAAGCCGATGTTGTTGTTCCGGTTCGACGGCAGGTTGTTCAGGTTGAGATAGAACCCCGACTGCGCATTCGACGTGTTGTCCCAGTTGCCGCCGCGTAGGGCAGCCCGCCCCCCACACGAATCAACCCAAGCCCAGAACTTACGCTCTTGCGGACTTCATCCAACCTCCGACCATACGCCCGATCTCATTTAGCATGCCGGCCCAGAGTTCGTATTTTCTAAGCGGCAAGAACCCGAGTCGCATGGCCAGACGGATATAAGACCGCAGAACGTCTAGTTCCACATCCAAATCTTGCATCGTCGTCTTCTTGTAGTAGCGCTTGTTGCAGGTAATGATCAGTGCCAGAAGCGAGAGCATAGAGCGCTTGATGTCGGCAGCCAGTGTATGGCGCTCGGAACGCGGGAACTGAGCAACCGCCTTATAACCGTACTCAATCATATCTTCGCACTTCTGTCTGATCTTGAGTTCTTCCATGTATACGCCCCGTAGTGTGTTAGGTGAAGGGCCTCGCTTTCGCTCGGCCCCCAGATTACCAGGTAATCAGATTCCAGATTACAAAGACAAAGCGGCGCGGAAGCCGACGGCGTTGCTCCGGTGCGACGGCAGGTGGCCCAGGTCGAGATAGAACCCCGACTGCGCACTCGCCGTGCTGTCCCAGTAGCCGCCGCGTCGGGCAGCCCGCGTACCTGTCCAGCGACCAGAGAAGTAGTCTTTGTACTCGTTTGTCGCGCTGCTGGCGGTGAAGGGTATCGCCATACCTACCAGATCCGCTTCCTGCCGCAACGTGGTCACTCGTCTGGTCTGGTACGCTCCATAGCTGGCATCCGTCGACGAAGGGGTGGTGTTGCTCATCTGCGTAGAGAGCTTCACTATAGGCGATCCAGCATCCCGGTCGACGGCCGTGCTCCCGTTGGCGCCACGAGTCACCGAGTAGACCCCACCACCCAGGTCGGCCGTGATCTGCATCTGCTCTATGCCGGCCTGCAGGGTGTCGCCTACGGCCAAGGGGGTTCCGCCAGGCCCCAGAATGACGCCAGTGACAGCTATCTCGGTATCAGCGGCCGATACCGCGTCCACCAAAACACCCTTTGCTCCACCTGGCACCAAGCAGTAGTCGGCGAGCTGCTGCACTTCGGCGTCGTTGGCGTGAGCACTGGCCTCGGTGCCTTCTTGGCCACGTAACACGCCGGTGAGGGTGGCTGAGCCATCTCCGTTATCTACAATGTTGCTGTAACGGATGTACTCATCGGTGTTATCGCCCTCTGCCTTAATGAGCGCCAACCCGCTAGAAGGCCAGTTCGCCAACTCCTCGATGTGGTCGATGACAATGGCTGCATCTCCGGCAGTGACGCCATCGGCGTCGTGGACCTGCGCCTTCTTGATGTGGCGGTACACGCTGTCGGTCATGATGAAGTCTATCCACTCACTGACATTACCCACGATGTCGAAGATGCCGTTGGCCATGCCATTGTGGCTCCACGAAATAGGGCCAGTGCCAGTCAGTACCCGGCCGGATCGTGTCGGATCTGGCACACCGAAGTACTCCCACGAATTGGGGTCGCGGTAGTCTCTGCCATTGCTGTTGTTCCCGCGAATGTCATGGCCCAGCAGCTTAATCAGGAAGCACACTGTAGCCCATTCCCGCATGGTCATCAGGTGGCAGGACACTCCGTTGATCCTCCGGTTTTCGCATGCGACCTTAGCCGTCGGCTGGTCGATGTCTGTCCACGGCACTTTGCCGGGTAACGACAGGGCCACATCGTCGGTAGAACCAGGCGCCACCGCTGCGCCTGCAGCTATACCCCGAGCTGCGCTTGTGGCGGCTTTGTGGCTACACTGGTACTTGTCCACGAAGAACCCGCCCAACAGCAGGTCTTGTGGCGGAAAAGCGCCGGCTTCCCACATGCCTGCCGGGACTCGGAACTTCGGGATGTATACCATCTGCGTGAACCCGCCATCGTCGGTGGCGAAGGTGACTTCTCGGGTGCCGGCGTTGATCTGGTCACGCAGCGCTTTCAAGCTGAGCTTGGAAATGTCTGCCACGGTTTATTCCTCCTCTCCGGACTCCACAGGTTGCGGCCACGGATGAACAACGATATCCACTTGCCGCAGATCGAGCGGGAGTTCCACCATCTCGGTGTGCGATTCCTCGCCTTCGCCCCCGGGTACCTCGCGTGTTTCCATGCGTTTCTCCGGGACCATCACTTCGGCCAACAGCCAGTAGTGGACGCCGTCCAACGCCGGCTCTAACCTTCCGTCCTCTTCCACGTACAGCCGAAACGGGCTGCCTTGGTGGGGTGTTAGGTCGAAGGTAGCGGCTTGTACCACCGCACCATTCGGCAGTTCGTGCTCTGCTACGCAGAGCAGAGCGGGGTTGTTTTCGTCCACGGTCACTGCCAAATTCGGCCGTTCCGGGTTCTGCTGAATGATCATGGTTTACCTCCTCACGTGATGATCTGGTACCGGAATGCTCCAGTGAAGCCGCCCGTGTTGTATACCGTGAAGGCGTTGCTGGCCCTGGCGATGCGCACATCGCCCAGGTCGCCTTGCGTATCCTCCAAGGTAACGATGTTCACGATGTAGTTGGTGTGACCCAGGGCATGGCTCACTGTCCGCCCGGCGGTTCCGTTGAACGTCGAGTCGGCCTGCGACGTCTGGGTCTCCAGCAGCGCCAGCCGTGCAGCTAAGTTCGCCTGGCCGCCTCGGGCAGCCGCGATCTCCGCCTTAACGGAGTCCTGCTGCTGCTTTAGATAGGCGGTCCGGTTGGCGAGCTGCTTGTGTGGCGCATTGTCTACGCCGTCGGGGCCGCCCATTACCGGATCGGTCTCGGCGATCTCGTAGATGCCGGCTTCCCAGGTCGGGTTTTCTACTACGTTAGCCATCTTTCAAACCCCCTTTAAACGGTGTTAGAAGAGTATCGTCCAGTACCCTTCGATCTCCAGGTCATCCTCTTTCTCAATGCGCTTACCACCGCGAGTTCTGCGAGCTACCAGGGAGCCATCGGCAGCGACCAGCCCGAACTCCACTATGGACATACCGTTCGCTTCGTTCTCCAAGATGATGAAGTCGAACCGAACCGATGTCGGGGTGGGGTATACAAAGCCGCTTATAGGCTTCATATAAGCGCTCGTGATCACTGTGTCGTCAGGGGTCGGGGCAGCGCCGTTAGTGCCTACAGCAACCCGGTTGACCACTTTGTTTTGGCCTTCACCCGATAGCAACCTGGCCATGTTCATGCGAGCTACGTTCACGATCAGGTTGTCGCCCGGATCGTGTTCGACCACCTTGCCGTTGCGCCGCAAGACCAGCTCCAGCCTACCTCGCATGACTCCGCTTCGTTCTTGGAATTGCATCTGCCGTCTCATCATTCAAACCCTCCTTACGCAGCCACGGAGTGACCGTGGCGTTTCACTACTACTCCAAAGAGGTCGTTGACGGTGTTGCTCCCGTGCGTCCATGTTCCGTCTCTCGGGACGATCAGAGAGTAGCGTTCCAGGCCGTCGTGATAGAACAACCGGTCGCCGTAATGGTGAAATGTCCGCCAACGGCTGGCCTCGTCTGAGTATGCGATTGAGCCATCGTGCCGGCGTTTCGCTCCCCGGGTAATGCGCCCGTTGTGCCTCCACGCATTGTACCCTCCGTTATGCACCAGGTTCGTGGAGCCATAGGAAGGTGCACCTGGTACAGCATCCTGCAAACGCAGGGTGCCGCCCAAGGAGCTGTCTTCCAGGTAGGTGTCAGGGGAGTAGCGCCTAATAGAAGCGCGAGTGCGGCCGTCATGCAGTGTGGGGCCGTCCGGGAACTGATCGGTGCCTTCGTAGTGCCTGGCGCCGTGCGTGGCGCCACCCACCCGCATTAAGCTGCCGTCATAGCGCCAGACAGATCTCCGGCCTTCCAGAGCCACACTCACAGAGCGACCGTTCTGTCCCTCGCTGGCCGGCGCAACAATGTCCTCCAGCTTGGCACTTACGAGAGAAGACCATGATTCGGTCGGTAGTAGCACGGCGTCGGACAAAGACAGAGCCAGAGCAGATTCCAGCGCATCGCGGGCGGAATCATGGGCAATGGTACCGTCGTGACCATAGCGGCCGTTATACTCTTCTCCCGGCCAGGGGAACTCTTCTCGCAAGGCGTGCGCCACAAAGAAGACGTCGATCTCTATCCCGTCATGGCTCGGCACATAGTCTTCGAACACGAAGTCGAACACCATGGCCGTCGGCATGCTACGAGCCGGCTTTAGCCGGTAAACAGTGTCCATCAGCACAGCCATGTCGGTGCGGGTGACATTGCGACCTTCATCGACCTTGGCCGTGATCCGGAACTCTGCCCAGCGTACACCACCGGAGTGCTTGATCTCTCCGTCGTAAAGCCGGGCGCCATTGTGGAAGGGCGACACAGGCCCATCCTTGTACAGCTCGTAGATGTCGGCTTCCGGGTACCCGATCAGCCGCAGCGCCTCTTGCATGCCGGGGATGGTGCCACCGCGCCGGTATATCTCCCATGCCGCTGAGAGCCGCAGGCGATAGTCGTCGTCTGTCTCTCCGGGGTAGCGGGGTAGCTTACGGCCTTGACCAATCACATCCAGCGCCTGTCCTTGAGCTGTCGCAATCAACCAGGAGCGGCGTAGCTTGAAAATCGCAGCCTTGGCCAGATCGAGCTGGGCGCCCCAGGCGTCGACCCACTTGCGCAGGTCGCCATCGGCAGATCGGCGCAGTGCAGAGGTAAGCAGGCCCCACAAGTATTCGCCGAATGTCACTGGCCGCTCACCCTTTCTACACGCACCTGAACTTGCCCAAGCGTGGCCAACTGCCCAGGAGTCATTACGGCATCACTAGCAGGGGCGGCGATGCTCACGTTGACTACATCGGGAATGCCCATCAGCAGGCTGGTCAGTTTAGCCCGGTACAGGCTCTCCCCGATACGCAGCGGTTCAATGGCCGAGCCGTCCACCTTCACAAACAAGGCTTGCAGGATAGCAAGAGCTGCGGCCTCTACGACAGCCTCGCTGCCTTGGTAGGGCGGCAGGTAAAGAGTCAGGTCGAAGTCCACCGGCGCGATCTCGGGCGCTTTAACTAGCACGTTGTCACAGATCGGCTTCTGGGTCTCCAGGTACGCCTGCACCTCGGCGATCAGCTCTGCGCTCGGATATCCGGCGGTGCTGGTAATGATCACGTCCACCGTGCCTTGGCCACGAGGGAATCTGTCATCCACAGCCACATCCACTACGCCGGCAATACTGCGTGCCCAGGCTTTATACCCGGCAGCGGTGGCGCCCGTAGCTAGTTCGTCCCATCTGGCCAGATACCGCTGGCGCAGGGACTCGTCGGTTTCTACATCTGCGCCCTCTTCGATGATCCAACCTTCCCGGTTGGTCACCCAGTCGATGCCGTCGATATGCGTCACGATTCGGCGGATGTAACCCGGCCCGACGTTGTGGGCGGCCCCCTCGAACTCCGCGTACACTGGCACGGTTATCTCTGCCTGGCCGGCAGGAAGTACCGCGGATGCCTCGGTGAAGAATCGCAGCTCCCGCCCGGTAGGCGACACGTCAGTCTTCACGATGGTGCCGGCGTCAATCGTCACATTCCCTTGCGTCCTGTCGCGCCCGAACACCACTACGCCACGGGTGCGTTGAGCAGGAAAGCGGGTCAACCCCAGACCACTGCAGTGAAGGTCTAGCCACCGGCCGGTAGCATGAACCACAAACCCCTGTGGGGCAACAGACACCAGCAACCCATACAGGTCATACGTCCCTTGAGCCGCCAGCTCGACCAAGGTGCGGAAGACTCCGCCTTTATTCAGATTGGTAATGCGCGACCCACTAGACCGCAAGCTGTTCAGGGCGTCGGTCACTATCTCTTCAAACGGCTTGAATCCTACCAATGCTTTCCAGTCCATGGGCGCACCTCCTTACGCAAAAAGCCGCTCTAGCGTGATCTCGTCGGCACCATAGCCGATTACCAGGTTGAGCGGGTTGCTTACGCCTATGGCGTAGCACGTCGCCCTTATCCGGATGCCGGCACGATCCCACTGCATGATGGTCACTTGCGCCGATC